TTCTAAAAAACCAATGTTAGTTAGAGACTTGTTTAAATCTTTTTGGTGCTTTGTAATTACTTCTAATTGCTCGTCTGTAATTTTACTTACTTTTTTACTTTCTACTTTTTTCATTTGATTAAATTTAATTGATTATTGGTTATTGTTATTGTTATTGTTATTTATCTAATAGCTAGCAATCCTGATGCTGGAGTTCCAGCCGCTGCAAGATTAACGCCAGTACATAGTACGTCTAGAAAAGTTCCAGCAGTTACACCTGCAAATTTAACTTCAGTTGAATCATTAAGTAAAGTTAAAGTTATGTCACCTCCAACTCCAACGTATAAAGCCGCTGGGTTTTGTGTAAAATTAGTGCTAGGTAATTCTAAATTAGCAACAGCTGGAGTGTAAGTTATATCTCCACTAAGCGCAGGTTGGTAGTTTGATTCGTAAACATACCAGGCTCCAAAAGCGCCACTTACGTCGTCAGATGTAAATGTTCCCGCGAACACAACTCTTTGCCCTACCTTATCAATAGAAGTAACTACTAAAGTTTGTGGGGTTAAGCTAGCTGGTGGTATTACTGTAAAGTAATCTCCTACTTCGGTTTGGCTATTAACAACGGTGCCTCCACCGTAACTCAAAGTAACAGAAGCCGTATCAGAAGGCCCACCTATATTGTATGCGTCTTCAGTTCCAGATAATATAGATATAGATCCAGAAACGTAACTACCAGTTTGCACAGATCCAACGTTAAACGATGATATTGTAAAACCCGTTGCACTTGCTTCTGTTATTGTTCCAGACGCTCCTTGTAGTCCAAAATCTAAACCTCCATTGTTTGTTGTAAAATTATAATCAAATGAAATAACATCACCTACAGTGTATCCACCAACTGGATTCACACCACCGTTACTGTTATCTAAAGTTATAGTAGAAGCAGTTGTGTTGATGACGGCTCCAACATAAGTTCCGTTATTTCCAAAGCTACTAGATAGCGTTTCATTACTAAATGTAATTGTTTTTCCAGCTGCAGAGTTAGGTCCTTGATCTATTATAGTTATACTTTCTACTGTTCCATCTGCTGCTGAATTTACTTGGTATAGAGCTCCAGATGTAGGTCCTAGAGTGTTTCTAACTGCTGAACCAGTAAATGTTCCGCCGTCTGAATAAACAATAGCACTTGAACTAGCTGGTAAACCTGTTACCGTGCTGGCTAAAGCAGCGTTTGTTAATAATACAGTTTCAGCTTTCAATGTTGAGGCCAATAGAAGATCAACAGCGCTTGTAGTGAATGGTGTTTGATTTGTGTTATACATGTTTTTTTATTTTACCTTGTCTTTTATTTTTTCGTATGTTCTTAGTCCGCCAAGTCCGAGCATTCCCAGCAATACTGTCATTAAATGTTCCATTTGCAATGGTGGTGGCGCGTCTGTTGTTTTTGTTATCCAAATAAATAAATCACGTATAACAAAATTGTAAGCTAATGCAAAACCACATATCCAACCTATAAAAGGTCTCCATCCGGCAACAAATAACGTTCGATGTGAAGCTTCAGCTAGATTTATTTTGGTTTGAAGTTCTATTAATTTTTCAGGATCTAATTCTTTTCCTTTAATTGCTTCTCTTATTTCCCAAGCTAAACCTCCAGCTACAGACTTCCTACCTTCACCTCCCTTTAAAAGACCTAGCAGTACTTTCCACATTATTTTTTAGTTTTAGTGTATGCTTCTTTTTCCCAAGGAAGGTTTTTAGCACCTTCTTTCATTTGAGATCTAGAATATCGTTTTCCTTTCCAATACACATATTTATCATCATAATCAAGATCACCTCTTTTCATTTGATCTATATGAACCTTTTCATGCTCAACAACATCATCTATTTGTTTAGGATCTTTAATATCTTTGTTAATGACTATAGTGCCATTGTTATTAGCTTTACCTAATACACCATCTTCCATGTCTACTTGGTATATAGGAGTATCATTACCAACGTATGGAGCGCCATTCATTTTAAAAGCCATATTTATTTTTTGTAACCGCAAGCTTTCATGTATAGTCCAGATCCGGCTGTTTTAGGACCTAATCCTGAGTTTTCTAATGGAGTTCCATAATTGGTAGGCGCGTCATATATAGCTTGCTTTACTTCTTCTGGTAGCTTATCTTGATCTCCTACTAGAGCTCTTTTAGCCGGTGAATCTTGTTTATAATCTTTATCGGCGCTATGAAGTTGCTTTTTAGCATCAGAAATTAATTCACGATCATGGATCATTTCTTCTTTTCTTGAGTGTCTTGCGTTTCCAGTATAATTACCGTAATGTCCTTTTTCCATTTTTATTTATGTTTATTTAGCATTTCCATCTTTTTCTAGCGGCTTTACCTCTTTCTCCGGTCCAGCCTTTCGATCTAGCACAGAAAGATTTACGACGTTTTGCGTCTTTGCTTCCTGGTTTAACATCTCCAGTTACAGCAGTTTTTAATTTACTACCTGGATTTTCTTTTTTATATTTCTTAACACCGGCACTCGTCATACCAGCTCCTTCTTCTGTAGTTCTAAAGTTTCTACCTTTACCTTTAGTAGTTTTTCTTACTTTTAAGAAAGGTGATTGTGATTGCTCGTATGCCATGTTATAATTATTACTTCTTTTCTTTAAGTTTTACCCACTTAGTTACTGTATACCCGATACTTATAAGTAACAGAATAACTTTTAAGGCCACCTCTATATGCGTCATGCTTATCGCTAATGCTAATGCGTTGGCTGCCAGTAGCTTAATATCTCCTGTTGCCATCTGTTATTTTCCTTTAGCTCTTTGAGTTATAGGCGCGTCGCTATAGCTACAAGGGTATTTAGATACTTCCATACCTGTAATACCAGAACTACTACCTTTGCCCATTGGAAAACCTTCTTTACTTAGCGGTCCGTCCCAAATAGCACTTTCACCAACTCTTCCGTCTAGATCAGGCTTGCTTATAATTGATTTTCTCTTGTCCATATTATTGTTTATTTAGATTTTTTAGGTGTTTTTTTGAATAGAAAATCATGAGGATCTAATTGATCTTTCATGTTTGATGTGTAACTAGATCTACCCATACTTTCAAGTCGTATTTTTTTACCAAAACCTTTACTTGTTTCTATATCACTACCTGGTCCATCATACGGCTTTTCTTTGATGAAAGTTCCTTTTTTGTCAGACTGAACTTGTGTAGCGATATGTGCATCTAATTCAGTTTTATCTAGTAAGTCATCTTGATCAACAAGATCTCCTTTTACATATCTAGCTCCAGGATACTCTCCATCTGGTTTCATCTTAGTAGTTGTTTTACTAGGATGCGTGTGAGCTTGTTTTACTCCGTGACCTTTTGATAATAAAGGTGTTTGTAGTTGCTCAGCAGCTAGTTGCTCAGCAGCTGTTTGAGCTTGACCACCTCCAAATATTTCTTTTTGAACGCCCACGCTTGCTTGGCTACCAAGAGTACCTGGTGCTATTTCGTTTTCATTAAACGTAAAATCTCTGTTTCCTCTTTGAGGTTGTCCGTATGGATCCATAGTATCTCCTATTAGTTTATTTGGTGAACCTTTCATCTGACCGACGGAGCTACTATATGTGTTTAGTAATTCATTATCTCCAAATATTTTTGTAGTTTTAATTTTAGCCGTAGTTGATTTATTTTTTTTATTGTATAAGTCTGCTTTTTCTTTGAAATTGCCAAGAGTAGCTTTACCAAATTCATTTTCCCAAGCACTTAGTTTTTTAGGATTTTTTTTCAACGTGCTTAAACCTTGACTGTACGATGTTGATGGAGTTGAATTGATTGTTGTTTCACTTCTCAAATCACCAGCAGATGCAAAACCTCTTTCAGGAACTTGACCACGATCTGATTTTATAGAACTAGCGATTTCAACTTTTTCTCTAGGTTCTGGTTTTTTGTAGTCGTCCATGTATTTAGTAGCATTATCAGCTAGTCCAGTTATAGCTTGCCCTACTTGTTCTCCAACTGTTTTGGTTATAACTGTGTCAGGTTGCTCATAGGTATCTCCGCCGTAAACTTGTACGCGTAGTGGAGATTTAATTGCAAATGGTGTTTTTGATTTCATACTATCTATTTTTGTCGTTGTTTACGTTTCTTATTGCTGTGATTAATACTTTGTCTGTATATGTTTTACCTTTCATTATACTATTTCTAGAACTAGTTGGGATATCTTCATCACCAAGCATAATACGATACATTCTTGCTATTAGTTGTTTACACTTTAACGAAACTTTGTAGATGTTGTATTTTTGTGTTGTCCTGTTGTAGTTTCTAAAAACTACTACCCAACCGTCTTTTATCAACTTGTTCCAGCGTCTATTGTCCCAACTGTAAGCGTACGTACCGATTTTAAAATCTTGCTTTGTAAACATTCCCATGCAGTCAAAGTATATAAGTAACTCTAAATCAGCATCGTTAAGCTTGTTATTTCTACAAGCCCATCTTCTAACTATACGATAGTGTTTAAGTAGGTTTAAGTCCCTAATGTCACTAGCTTCTAGTTTTCTCACAAAACAACTACAATATCCTGTATTTTAATGACAGTGTATTGCTCTTTATCAAATTCTATTCCATGTCCAGCGTGTCTATCATAATAGATTTCATCACCTTCTTTTAAAGCTTTTATATCATCACTAACTGAATTAATAACGGCTTTAATGTATCTTATATCTTCTCTATCTTTCTTAACCAAAAGTAAACCACCTTTAGTTTTATCGCCCGTAACTTTTACAGGCGTTATAATTATATTATTACCTATTGCTTTCATCGATTCTCAAGTTATTGATTACACAATCAGTTGATAAAATCGTTGTAGCTACGGAAGCTGCGTTACGAAGTGCACTTTTGGTAACTAATAGAGGATCTATAATTCCTTGCTTAATCATATTTACCATATTACCTGTAACCACATTAAGACCTCTACCTTTACTCTTTGGTAATTCATATTCTAATATACCAGCGTTATCTAATATTGTCTTAAAAGGTGCTCTAATCGCTTCTAGTAGCACTTCTTCTCCAGCTGACTTAGCAACTATGTTTTGTGAAGCATTTAGTAATGCAATTCCACCTCCTGGAACAATACCTTCTTTAATCGCAGCCTTAGTAGCACATATAGCATCTTCTACTCGATCTGTTTTTTCTTTTAACTCTATATCAGAATTAGCACCAACTTTAACCACTGCAATCTTAGCTGATAATCTAGCTAATCTCTTTTCTAAGCGTATTACTGCTCCTGGGTTCTGTGTAGTTGATAAATCTTCTTTAATTTGCTCTATGATCTCTAGAATCTCTTCTGATGAATCCTGAACCTGTATAATAGTATCTTTTTCAGTTGTTACTGATCTTATGCAACTACCTAAAAGTTCTGGTTGGATTAAATCCATATCATCGCCGAGATCTTCGTTAATAACAGTTGCTCCTGTTAATAAAGCTAGATCATCTAGTATTTCTCTTTTATTAATACCAAAAGTAGGTGCATTTATAATGTTTACTTTGATATTACCTTTAGTCTTGTTCATAGCTAACGTAGAAACAACTGCTGGTTCTACATCTGCAATAATTAATAGAGGTTTGTCATTTTTAATAACATACTCTAAAACAGACTGTATTTGTCTTACGTTTTCAACAGGTGATTCAATAAGAAGTACCGCAGCGTTTTTTAACTCTGCTGTTCTCTTAACATGGTCAGTCATAAAGTGTTGATTAGTCATACCTTTATCGTATTGAACTCCATCAACTATTTCAACAACTGTATCAGCTTCAGCTGATTGTTCCATCATCACTACTCCTGTATCTCCTACAGCTCTAAACGCATCACCAATAATTTTACCTAGATAAGGATCGTTATTAGTTGATATAGTAGCGATTTGATCAATCATATCGCCTTGAACGCTAGTACTGTTTTTCTCTAGGTATGCTATTACTTTATCAGTTGCTTTTTCAATACCGCTTTTTAAGTCTCTAGAACTTACATCAGCTTGAACTTTCTGAGCTTCCTTTAGTACAGCATAAGCTAGAACTGTTGCGGTAGTTGTACCGTCACCAGCTTCTCTTACTGTTTTACGAGCTGCTTCTTTTAAAAGCGTAGCTCCCATATTTTCTACTGGGTCCAATAATACTATTGTATCGGCAACTGTCACACCATCTTTGGTGATTAACGGGTTACCTGAACCATCTTCTAGTAGTACACATTTACCGCTAGCGCCTAATGTGGAGCTAACGGCTTTTGTGAGTTTGTTTATTCCTTCAAACACTTTATCTTGAGCTTCTTGCCCAAAAGAAAGATTCTTGACTATTAAGTCTGACATATTTAATTTAATTTAATTTGATTGATTGTAGTAGTGTATCAGAGCTAGTATTATACCAATAAAAGCTATGTATTCAATAGTCTGAACGATGTCTAGCATTATTCAAAGGTTTTGACAACTTTAGGACCATCTAAGAAAGCAGTTTTTCTTTTGTAATGCTCAACTGAAGAATCTATTGCTTCTTCAGCACCTTCAATTGTTTCTCTTCTGGTTACGTCGTGCCAAGTGTCTTTGTCTTTAACATCTTGGTATTCGGTTTGGTAGAATCCATTTGCTAGTTGTACTATCCTCCATTTAGATTTTTCAGATAAGTGTTTCCATAGCTCTATGGTTTCTTGGGTTACTTGTGGTTGACTATTCCACGATTGAGTCTGGTAAAAAAACGTCATTGGTTTTGGTTTTATTGGTTGGTTTACACTTTTGGTTTAATCATAGCTAGTAAACCGTTAACTATGTTTTATATTATCACTTGTTTTTGTTGTTATTTCCAATAATAAAACTTTTAGTAAATTAAATAGGTGGATATAAATTTGGCGCGGGTGCTGTTCCTACACCTAAACCGTAGATATTTGAAGGATTTGTGGTTGGAGCACTCCATATTATACCGTCAGTTGAAGTAACTACATAATCATTAGAACCTCCAACAGCTATAAAAATCTCCCCGTTCCATGAAACATCGTATAAAAGTTCCTCTCCAGGAGTACCTCTACCTGTCCAATTTATGCCATCTGTAGAAGTGGCTATATTGTTACTTCCATATCCACAAGCAACCCATATTGAACCATTCCAAGCAACACCCAAGCCTCTATCTGTCAATGGAGATGATATAACCGCAGTCCATCCTGACGTTCCAGCTGAATTAGTTGTATAAGCTATTGAAGTTCCTCCACTGCCCGAATAACCAACAGCAACCCACATTGAACCGTTCCAAGCAACATCATTTCCATCATTTGCAAACACCTGCCCCTGCCCGGTCCAAGTTGTTCCATTTGTTGAGGTAGCTATAGTATGGTTACCGCTTCCAACAACTCCACCACCGTTAGATTGAGCTACTACCCAAGTAGATCCGCTCCACGCAGCTTTGTGAATCGTTCCATTTCCACCAGCTGCAGTCCAACTTATACCATCTGTAGACTTGTAAATACCTGGAGCATTAGACCCATAACCACACGCAAGCCAATAAGAACCGTTCCAAGATACTGAGTTTCCCCAAACGTTAAAAATTGCTCCTAATCCTGTCCAATTTATACCATCTGTAGAATAAGCTAGAGAGTTAGTTCCACGCCCAGCAGCAACCCACATTGAACCGTTATAAGCACTTTTATTTCCGTAAATAGAAAAAATGCTATTACCTAATCCAGTCCAATTAATTCCATCTGCAGAAAAAATTAAAGTATTTGATCCACTAGCACCTACTACGATTCCACTGTATGGTACAAAATAAGTAATACCATACCATTTAGTTCCATCGAAGTATTCTACTTTATCTGTAGTAGAATTGAATATCATTTCGCCTACAGATAAACCAGTCATAGCAATTCTTTGCGTAGTTGTCATTACAGGCAACTGCGTAGCTGAAGTTGAATCTCCTAGATTAAATAATTCAGGGTTTGTTATTTTTGTATTTGCCATGTTTTATTTAATTATGTTGTTCCTGAACCTATAGCGTGTAAATTTGCGACCTCTGTTGAAGTTAAAACAACATCGTATACTTGAATTTTACTAATTTCTCCACTAAAAAACTGCTGATTGCCATCAAGATAAACTCCACTTAATATACTCTGTGTCATATTTCTAGCTGGTGCTCCTGTTTGTGAACCCGTTTGGGTGCCGTCTAAATATATTTTCATATCACCTGTAGATGAAACAGTTCCAACCACATGGTGCCAAGTATTGTTAGTCATAGCAACAGACGATTGAGCAGACACTGATGAACCGTTTAATCTGATTGTAAACACAGGGCTTGCATTAGCATAGTTAACTAAATGAAAATAATTATTATTACTGCCGGAACTATAATAACCTTGACTTATAAAATTATTATAAGTTGAGACATTACTACAATTAACCCATGCGGCGAAAGATGCGTTTGATGTGTTTGTTGAGTAAGAAGTGGTTACCTTAGAACTTGAGCCGTTAAAAGATAGGTATCCGTTACTATAAGTCGTGTTTGATAAAGTTGCGTTATTAGAATTCCCACTTATATCAAACCAAGTGCTTCCAGTTTGCGGGGGTGGATATGAAGTAGCATCACTGGCACTGTAAACTATTTGAGCACCTGCCGGCAATGGATTATCAGCAGACTCTGTAGCTGCAAAATACTGCCACGCAGTTCCGTTGTAATGTGTTAAAGCACTAGCAGAGCTATCTACAGTTTCTTCAGTGTCATTTCTAATCATACCTTGCTCAACAGTTGCTCCAATAGGTTGATTGCTATTATCACCACTTGGTATTTTTAAACCCGGTAAGCTTGTTGCTTTATCAAAGTCTGCTACAGGTGTTGTTACTTTAGTAATTGCCATATTATGCGAATGTTATTGTGCCTGTTCCTGAAGTGAATGTTTCTATTTTGTAACCTAATACAGATGTGGATACAGAGCTAATAAGTGAACCGCCTTTAGCAACAGTGTAGTTTTCTGGGTATCTAAGTATTACAACTCCAGAGCCGCCAGCAGCACCGGTTCCAGTGTTGTTTGCATTATGGCATCCTCCACCACCACCACCGCCTAAACCATTTGTTCCAGCTGTTGGAGGTAGGTTACTTCCGTTAGTATAGGTTCCTCCATTTCCACCACCGCCCGCTCCACCTTGAGGCGTGTTAGGAAAAGCTACCGCAGCGTTCATAGCGCCAGCTCCACCACCAGCGTAGTAAAGGTTGGTTCCTGTTATAGATGATTGAATTCCATCACCACCTTTTCCAACTATAGCTGGATCTGTACCTGAAGATAAACCAGTAGCGCTTGCTCCACCACCTCCACCAGCACAGTAATAAGTACTACTTGTTGATGCAGCACCTGCAAAGCCTTGTATTGGGCTACTAGTTCTAGCTCCTCCAGCATGGATACCACTTCTGCTAGCTCCTCCGCCTGAGCCTCCAGGCCCACCAGCAGCTTCACTACCACCATAACCACCTCCTGTAGCTAGTACACTTGCACGTGCTGGCGTCATATCTAATTCAGAGTTGCCACCGGAGCTTGTTGCACTTCCGCCTAATCCTACTGTTACTTCATAATTAACACCTTGAACTGCTGTTGTTATGGTTGCAGCCACCTGTTGATTTCCACCGCTAATGTTACCAGAGCCAAAAGACGTTAGCATTCCACCGGCACCGCCACCACCTGCATAATAATAGTTTCCACCGCCACCTCCACCAGCAACCACTAAATAGTCAACAGTTAACGGCACAGAAGTAGATCCAGCTTCTTCTAAAAACTGCCAACCAGTAGAAGTACAAACTTCAACTTTGTTTTCAGTTGTATTCTCTCGGATAGAACCAAGGGTAGATGCGTCGCACGTTGGTTGTTGAGCTGTAGTACCTTTAGCTATAACTAAACCTCCGGTATCTTGACTCATATCCACAACGCCAGTTGAAACTTTAGTTAATGCCATTTATTATAGTGTTGGTTTTGTGTCTGGAAAGTCAGATGTTGAAGGCCAGTCTCTTAGAGCTACTCTATACGCTAGTGTAGCTGTGTAATCTGGGTGATCGGTTAAAGGAACTATATAATCTGTATTTGATAATTCTTTATCTCTCCACGCTCGAGCCAATTCTTCTAGTGTTGGTTCTTGTATTGGAGATTGTTCTCGAAGCTGCCAAGTCCCTTCTTGTGTAGCTATAAAAGCTGCATCTGCAACTATTGAGTTTACTACTTGACCGTTTTCTATTTTATCGTATATTATTTCCATATTATGAGTAAAAAATTATTATAACTCCTGAAGCTCCCACTCCATTTGTAGTGCTTTCATTCATTCCGCCCCTACCTGTGTTTGCGTATGCAGTACCAAAGCGAATATTAACATTATAACCAGGACTAGCACTACCGCCAATACCGTAACCATCTATCCCACTACCCGGAGCATTACTAACGTCTTGACTTGAATTATAATAACCACCCATCCCATTCCAAACAGTTCCGGGGGTAACATTTGGCTGACTATAAGCAATCCCATCATAATATGCTATACCTGTGTTAATATCAAAGGGAAGACCTCCGCCCGATAAAACCGCAGCAGCTCCAGTCCCATTATTTCCAGTACCTCCTGCTGGAATAGTTGCAGTTACAGTTCCCGCAGTTCCTATTGTTACTGTGCCTTTCCAAACACCTCCACCAGAACCACCTCTATTAGTACCACTACTCGAATATCCGCCCGAACCTGCGCCTACTACCATTAAACCAATAGCGTCTCCATCAGCTATTCCCAACGTTGTAAGGTCAAGTGTTCCGCTAGTTGTTATCCTGTGTTGTTTTAAAATTCCGCCGCCTCCACCGCCGCCTGGAGCGGGAAAAAAATCTGTTAAATCACTCATATTATTGTTTTATTATTTTATACATTACCGATTATTACCCATCCTTGAGCCGCTATGTTAGACCATATAATTTCAAAAGCAGCTGTAGGCGTGTTTATTGTCATATCTGCAGCTACACCCATTATTTTATTTCCATTAGCTCCTAACACGTTAGCTAATCCGCCTATATTAGATATCTTTATTGAATCACCTGCAGTTGGAGAACCTGGTAAAGTTACCGTTGCAATTGATTGAGCTCCAGTAGCTGTGAATATATATAAGCTATTTGCGTTACCTGATATAGCTTGCCCAGATGTAACTTCAATAGAATTAATCCTTAGATCGACCGCTCCAGTGTTTCCGCTAGATTGCCCTATATCTACGATAGATAC